TTGTCTTATATTGTTCTGTAAACCCCTTAACACGGCTTGCTCCTAGGGATTTGCTGTTTTTTTCCGCCAAGCTGCCAAGAGACATTGATCCCTCTACATGGGCAGAAGGAGGGTGAAAAACTTGGCGAACTTTTGAGCTTTTCTTACAACATATTATATCTAGTTCTGCAGCTTTTTCTGGAAGTTTATCACTAAATTTTCTATGTACTTCCTGTACTAGACCACAAGAACAGCATTCAAAATCATAAATAGGCATACTTAAAAATCATCCTCTATATTTCCAACAGAATATTCTGTTACTCTTGTCTCAAAGAAGTTCTTACACTTCTCTAAATCAATTATCTCACTCATCCAAGGAAATGGATTTTGTGTATCTTCAAAAGGAGAAGGGATATTTAAATTCCCCAGCCTTGTATTTGCTATATACTGAACATAATCAATAAACATATCTGAGTTAAGGCCTAGAATCCCATTGGGAAGAACATCTCTAGCATAGGCTATCTCAAGCTCTATAGCCATTTCTACCTGCTCGATAGTCTCCTTCTCAAAAGCTTTTGTCCAGATTTTTGGGTTGTCTTCTCTGATTCTATTAATCATTTTGGTTCCAAATTCAATATGTAGACTCTCATCTCTAAGGGTATATTGAATCTGCTCACCAACCCCCGGAAGCTTGTTCTGTCTATTGAAGGACAATAACATAGCAAACCCAGAGAAAAAGAAAATACCTTCACATATAACATAGTATGTAATCATGTTACGTAAAAATTCTCTTTTACCCTCTGTTGTATTAATGTTAAACTCAGGCCTGTTAATATCAGTAGTAATATTCATCAGGAATTCATCCTTAGCTTTAATACTAGGGATTGAGGTATATGCCTCATACACCTCATTAATATCAAGACTCAAAGAGTCACAAATATAAACCACTGTTAGATTGTGTAGGCTCTCTTCGTAGGCCTGTCTTAAAATATACTGCCGACACTCTGGATCTGTAACGAACTTAAATACAGACAGTAGTAGATTATTTGCCACAAGAGACTCGCTCCCTGCAAAAAACCCAAGACATCTTTTGACTACTAGTTTTTCATCTTCAGACAGTAGTTTGGATTTCCACTGCTCAATATCCTTAGACATTGAAATCTCTGTCGGCATCCAATTGTTTGCTGCTCCATCTATAAATAAGTCCCAAGCCCATTTATTAACATGGGGAAGAATCTGATTTACAACAGACACCTTATCCGATATAATTTCCTTAGTTTTTTTCATCTTTTTTTGTTCTTTCAATTATTTGAATAACTAGATCTTTTACTTTTTCCAATTCTTCGGGCGTTAATTCTACTACATACTTTAAAGGTGAGGTTTCTGACTGTCTCCACTCTTGGAATATCATTGACAGCTCTCGCACCCGGGATCTAAGACAGAGCAAGACTGTGGTGGGTCATCTGTTGATGGTTCCTGCTTGCTATCGACCGTTGATTTTTCCAATCTTGTAGCAGACTTACCTCTTAGGTAGTATGTGGTCTTCAACCCGCTTTTCCAAGCATACATATACATATCATTCAGATACTTCAGACTGCTTCCTTTATTGTACAGGTTAAGTGACTGACCCATATCTATCCACTTCTGCCTCTCTGCTGCTGCAGAAATTAAGATCTTATAGTCTATGTCAAAGGCGTTTTTGAACTCCTCCTGAATATCTTCATCAAGATCAATAGCCATTACATCTCCATCTGCAGACTTTAATGCCTCAACAAGCTCTTGACACCAGATACCTTTTTTCTTTGCCATCTCAACAAAATATTCATTGACCATAGTAAATTCTCCGCTAAGTGTAGAATAGACATAGAGCATTGAGTAGTCTGGCTCGATAGACTGCGAACACCCCTGTATGTAGGATATGGTGGCTGTAGGGGCTATAGCCATGACATTAGAATTCCTCATTCCATATTCATCAATGTGTTTTCTAACCTTATCCCATTCCAATTTTTCAAAGTCTTTTGATTTATGCTTTTTAGTTTTTAGTCTATCATTCATCATCGTGCAGTATGTATCAATAGGAAGATTCCCCTTTGACCATTCTGACCCATCATATGAATCATATCGCCCCTTTTCTTTTGCTAACTTAGACGATGTGAGGATGGCATGATAGGATATGAATTCTTGTATTTGCCCGCATAAAGCAATGGAGTCTTGGGAGTCGTAATGTATTCCCAACTTATGTAATACGTCATGAGTCCCCATAACACCAAGACCAACAGGGCGGTTCTTCAGGTTGGAGTTTTTTGCTTCTCTTGTTGGGTAGTAGTTAAGATCTATAACATTATCTAACCCTCGGATGGCAATTTCCACAGTTTCCTGAAGTTTTTTCCAATCAACAGTGCGAATTTTTATGTGGTTTGACAGGTTTATACTGGCTAGGTTACAGACAGCAGTCTCTCCAACAGTCTCTACTTCGCCATTCTTGTACTGTGTTGGTTTTGTATGGAGTAGTATCTCTGTACAAAGATTGGAGGAATGTACTGTTCCTCTGTGTTTATTACTATATCTAATATTAGAAGGGTCTTTCCAAGTAATCCAAGGGTGACCTGTCTCATGAAGGGCTCTTAAAGCTTTCTTCCACAAGTATTTTGCCCCAACCTTTTTGAAAGACCTCAATAGCCCTTCTTCTGCCATCTTCTTATATTTTAAATAATGTTTAGTAAAATCTTTCCCATAGGATTCATGTAGCTCTGGACATTCTGCTGGATCAAAGAGATACCAATCTTCATCTTTCTCTGCTGCTGTCATAAAATCATCACAGGCCCACAGAGCGGTATTCATGTCGTGACATCTTCTACGTTCGTCTCCGGTGTTCTTACGGAGGTCTAGGAAGTCTTCAACATCCAAGTGCCACACTTCAAGATAGGAACAGCCAGCACCCTTACGCTTCCCTCCCTGATTAACACCAACAAGGGTATCATTGAATATCTTTAGCCAAGGAATCAGACCTGAAGATTTACCATTCGTCCCTTCAATATAAGACCCTGAAGAACGAATAGGAGTCCAATCTACACCAAGGCCTCCCGCATATTTTGATAGTCTTGCTTGTCCATGAATGGTTCCAAAAATTCCGTCAATTGAGTCTTCAACAGTACTCAGATAACAGGACGAAAGCTGTGAGTGTCGAGAACCACTATTAAAAAGGGTCGGGGTCGATGGACAATATCGAAATTCTGAAATCATGTTGTAAACTTCAACAGCTCTCTTCTCTTTATTTTCCTCGTCTAGGCACAGACCCATAGCAACCCGCATCCAGAGAGACTGAGGAGTTTCCATTCTAGTCTCATCTACATGGATGAAGTATCTATCATAGAGGGTTTGTATTCCTAGGTATTTAAATTTCTGATCGTTATCAATCTTTATTTCCTTTGAAAGCTCGTTTAGGTCGTATTCTAAAAGTCTCTCACTAAGTCTCTCCTCTCTTACTAGAAGTTTGATATTTTGGACAAAAGATTTTCTGTATTGAAATTCAAAGGTGTCGCTATCAACAGTCTCCCCAAAGACCTCTTTGTAAAGATTATTCAGGAGCATTCTAGCCGCAACATGAGAATAGTTGGGCTCTTTTTCTATTTTAGATCTGGCAGATAGTATTAGTGCCTTGTCAATCTCTACTGTTGTTATCTTATCATACAACTGCAGGCTGGCATCTAAGACAACTTCGCTAACAGAAACACCCTCTAGACCTTGACATGCGCGATGAACACACTTGTTTACCTTGTCTAAATTTATATTTTGTAGTCGTCCGTTTCTTTTTTTTACTCTGATACTTGTTGGAGTCAATTCTTATATCCTAGTGCTATATCCTATCCTTAATACATGTAATAAAAAAAGCCTGCAGCGAGTGTAGTTTTATCCACGCTACAGACTTTTTGTCTTTTCAGAGCTGTGAAATCTACGAGGTTGCTCGGAGACTGTCTCCAACAATCCAAGCAGCAGCAAGTAACACGACGCTTTGAACCGTATCTGGGTTAACAGTGCCCTCTCCTAAAAGAGAGTCGGCGGCGATAACAACTACACCAGACACACCGATCCAAAACCGTCTAGACCTAACCATTGACTTTAGCTTATCTACCATCAAACTATACTCCTGTACTATTAAAAAAAGTTAAAACAATTGACTTCCTGTTGTTTTATAATGCGTCCTGCCTGTCTTTAATTATAGCATAGAAACGAAACATCTCAGTCAATTCTCTTTATTTTTCGGAACTAAATCGTATTTTCTTCTTCTCTTGTCCCTTTCGGCCTTCATCTTTTTCTTCGTTTTCGAATCTCTTTGTTGACCCCTAAGAGTCTTTCCCACGATACCTCTCCTTTTTAATTATTTATCTGCGATCTAAGCTCAGCTATCTCTACGTTTAATGCGTTCATCAGATCATTATTCTTGTCTAGACTACCATTTAATCTTTCAAGACTCTTTAAAATAAGCTGCTGATCTCTAGTATACGGAGACTCTTTCACTATCATTGCAGAAACTTCATTTCTAGTAACATGTGTGACCCCAGTAGTTAACCAAAAACTCAACACGGTAACTAAACAGCCAGCCAATCCAATAGAGCTTGTTCTCCACCAATCTTTCATAATAATTCTCCAAGGTAAAAATAAGAGTAAAAGAAAAAGAGGGAGAGGAGATATTTCCCCTCCCTCGTTAAATTTCTACTAATTCTTAGCCTCATACTGGATGTAGTTCTGACTTTTTTCTCCACCATGTGCTGCGTCATCTGAATGACTCCAGTTTGTGAAGTCTTCCAAGTTCGTTAGATGGCCCGGAATTGCCTTCGACGGACGTGCAGCAGAATCAACAGTAGCCGAGAATCCTAGATTGGTAGCACCCAGTGTTGGATAAGACTCAGTGAGAGCTGTCGGATAAGACGACCAGTTGTGTCTCTGGTTGACGACTCCTGTCGCTTTCCAATAGCCAGCAGCATGTGCTGTAAGAGTCTTAGCTCCGTACTGAGCAACCTTGAAGTGAACACTTCGACGACCACCAGTGGGGGCAGAAGAACTGTCCAAGGCAGTATTGGCTACTCCACCAATAGTTCCTTGTCCGCTTCCTCCACCAATCATGATGTATTTGCCAGCAGATCCATAGCTGAAGACACCTGCTGAATGAGCCTTTTTAGTATGAAAAGCTCCAGTTGCCGATTCATTTTCTTGAACCCCATGCATTCCGTCTCCGACAGATGCTCCGGGAGATAATCTTGTGGTGATTGATGGTGAGTCAGAAAGAGTTCCACCGTCTAGGTAAACTCCCCCTAAAGATTGAACGGGATCGATTGATGCGCCGACAGCCTGAATTGTATCAGTAGTGCCTGCGGCTCCTGTAATAGGTACAGCCATTATTATAGTCTCCATATGATAAAATCATATATTCCTTGTAGTTCCTAAATATGTATTCCTGAGTCTACATATTATACCCCAAAAGAGATGTTTTTCAGCACTTGTCCCCTAAACAATTGCAGTCGCTATACATTGGGTATCCGTGGGCTTCTCTAATAGATCCCCAAGCAGAATCAATATCCGGCGCTACAACATTGTTCACTACCACTGGAAAGCCTGCATACCTTTCGGGACACGAGCAGACCGCATCTATGTAGACTTGTTTGGTAATACCTTTAGGTATGTGTTGTGGGCAGGTGCAGTCCCCTTGGTCAAAGGGCACTTCTGTTCCATCGGGACTTTGACATCGACCACCGTTGAGGATATGGCCATGACCTCCTGAGTTTTCAAAATACCCGTAACGCAGAACTTCTAAATTATATGGGCCAGTGAAGTAATTGTGAAGGGGATTCCGTTCATGCATGGAGCCAAGAGCAAACTCAAGACTTACATTATTTTCTATTACTACTTTCCACCACCAATAACCCGATTCATCACTGGCGCTGTCGAGTCCTACCCAATCACGGTCACCAGTCGAATCTATTGTTTGTTCTGCATTCCAGATTATCACATGCTCCCCAAAGTCATTTAAGTTTGCACATACGTCGCTATTCTGTCTTGCCCATTGGAACTTTACAACTGTTGTAGTGGAGAAGGCATGTTCGGTTTTTGTCACACTGTTGATACGAAGATAGTACCACTGATCAGCTCTCTCCCCGCCCCAGTATTTGTGGTGAGCCTTGCCTTGCCGTTCTTCGCTTGTGCTCAACACTATCTCATCTGGATTGTTTGTCCAGTCTGTGAGGGTGAATTTGACAAATGGCTCGGTTTGAGTGGGATTGTAGTTATGAAATTCGTCAGTCATTGATGGCTGCCAATATGCGGGCTTGTCTGTATTCTCCCACCAAGGAAGACAGCCGCCGATGCGGTGATCATACGTTTGATTTTCCATTGAGACCTTTACGTATTGTTTAAGAACTTTGTCTATGTCTGACCCATCGCTCCAATAGAAATCCACATCGTCTATTTGAGGGGTTGTATCTACGATGTCAAGATCAGTTCTTGCTTTGAGTTCAATCCAGCAAATATTTTCATTGGCTGTATGGCTGATAGGCTCGTCACCGCTCCCGAATGGATCAGAAGCGCGGGTCATGTCATCTTTCCAAAAGGCTAATCTTTGTCCATCTTGTGGCAGGTCGCCATAGCCGGGGAATGTTGGATTTGGCAATAGTAGATTTAAAGCCGCCGGTTCCAGCCATTGGATCGGATCTCCCGGGGCGTATGCTACAGTAAGGTCTATACAGGCCAAAATCCATTCTCTTATTTCTGAATGAGCATTGCGAGGTATGTAGTCATTATATCTGACAAATTTTGTTATGGAAAAAAGCCAGTAATGATATTCACACGGGCCGAGATCGTTGGCGTCACAACATCTAGCTTGGGTGCTTTCGTCGCACACGGGTAAATACGTCCTGCCGTACTTTTTGATTTGTTCTTCTGTGTTGGGGCAGGCTAAACCCTCATTTGCGGGATCGTTGGGGTCTTGCGGGAATGGGGTTCCGGCATCTGTAAAGCTTGGGCCAAAAGACACGAAAAATGTCGCTCCGCTATTAGCAGTCACAGCCCCATTACTAAATCCAGCGCCGAACTGATGTCTTCCCTTGTATGGAAGATCTAGTGGTTCTCTGTAGTTTACCAGAGAGGTGTCTTCTTTCAGAACCGGCTTGTGAGAACCTGCCCCTTCGTTTCCAGCTCCCGAAGAGATATTTGTCATACCCCCCTCA